GGTCGGGTGCGGCGCACAGTTTTTGCACAAAAAAGTGAAACTCGAAGGGTGACAAAAAACGGCTCTGGGTGCTAAGTTTCGGGATTTAGACTTTTTGAAAACGCGGACAAAAGGCGAACGAATCGGGGGGGATTGCGTTTGCTTTTAGGCCTTTGACCCTTTACAATGCCTTGCGAGGTAATCAAATGACTATAAAAGAAGCTGAAACTTTAGAAAAAAATGGCTTTAATGCTGAAGAACAGCTCAAAAAAATGGCCACCGGTTACTATGTTGACGAAGTCGTTATTACGGCATCTAAAAACGGGGCACAAAGAGCCAGAAAAACAAAGCGGTTTATCCAGCCGCATGCCGAAGCAGTCAAAATACTGGCAGAAAAACAGGAAGCAGAAGAAAACGCAACCATTACCAAGGGCGTGAAGCTCAAGGATGGCGTGCTAATGGTTTCAACCGGCATGGTGGTGGATTTGTATCAAACAAGCCGCAATACCGTGGATAAGTGGATAAGAGGCGGTGCTCCGAAGCACGAAAGAGGATGGTGGGACCTAAAAGAACTTATTAAATGGCGTGGAGAATCAGCCGGTTCTCAAGGGCTGACACCATCGGCAGCCGCTAACAAGATAGTAGCCGATACTAGGTACAAAGATGCCAGGGCCAACATTGAGCAACTGAGACTACAGCAGATAATCGGGACAGTAATCCCGGTTGAAATCATGCAGCAACGGCTTGAAAATACGTTTTTTGCATTTTCGCAGTCTTTGAAAAATCTAGCCGAAAGTTTGTATCCGGAATTAAGCGCCAAAGGGAGGGAGAAGCTCAATGATGGATTTACCAAAGCCCTCACAGCCCTCTCCGGAGATGAGCTTTATAAGCCAAGCGCAAATAGTAAAATGGCAAGAACAGGCAGACCGCGTGGTTCGCGAAGCGTTAAAAAGCTTGGCACCACAGGAACCGATAAGCGTAAGTGATTGGGCCGCTGAAAATCGTGTTATGGGTGAGGAAGAATCACCGACTACAGGACCATGGTCTAACGAGCTAACTCCTTATCTGACCAAGATTATGGACGCTATGGGAGACGATTATACACAAGAGATAATTTTATTAAAAGCGGCGCAGATAGGTTTTACTGAAGCTTTACTGAATTACGTGGGTTACTGCATAGACAGAGACCCAAGTCGTTTCTTATACGTTTTACCGGAAAAAGAAACCGCCTCGGAGTTTTCAGAGGACAGAATGCAGAAATTCCTCCGTTCTTGCGCTGTCCTGGATCATAAGATTGACCTTACAAACTCTAAAGACTTAATGCTCCGGTTCCGGGGCGGGTTTATCAAAATTGCCAGTGCGCAGACCCCCAGCAAGCTGGCAAGCTGGCCACTGCCTAGGGTAATTATGGACGAAGTTGATAAATATCCTAGGTGGACGGGCCGGGAAGCTTCACCTTTGAAGCTGGCCAGAGAGAGAACGAAAAACTGGCCAAAAAGAAAAATAATTATTGGCAGCACACCAACCTTAAAGGATGGCCATGTGTACGAAGCATGGAAGGCTGCCGATGCCAGATACAAGTATTACGTACCATGTCCTTATTGTGGAGAATTTAAACCGTTAGAATGGCCAAACGTGAGGTTTGATAAGGATGCGGATTTAACTGCTATTGAGTACACAGCTTTTTATGAATGCCCTTGTTGCCATAACCACATCACTGACGAGCAAAAACCGGAGATGCTCCGGAAAGGGAAATGGGTGGCAATTAATACCACATCAAAAAAGCCTAAAAAAATAGCATTCCACATCAATTCACTGTATTCGCCCTGGATCACATTTGGGCAGATGGCCAAAGAATTTATAAGCTCAAAATCAAAACCGCAAGACTTAATGAATTTTGTAAATTCATGGCTCGGCGAGTTTTGGGAAAGCAAGTCCAGTAAGCTAGATACCAACCTGGTAATGAATCGAAAGACAAATTTGTCAGAAGGCATCATACCAATCTGGGCAAAAATATTAACCGGTGCTGTTGATGTGCAAAAAGGCTATTTTTACTGGTCCATCCGGGCGTGGGGCGTTGGCATAAAAAGTCAAGGCATAGCTAATGGAAAAGCCAGAGATTGGGAAAGCATAGCCAACATCATGGATGTGTTTTGGCCGATTGAAGGGTCTAAGCAAACAATGCAGGTTTCTCTCTATGGCGTTGATGCCGGTTACAACGAGGATGAAACTTATCAGTTTTGTATAGAGCACGATGCGGCGGTACCAGTTAGAGGGTCCCCTGTCCAAATGGTCACATCATACAGGATTAGTCAGGTAACTAAGCCGCTCAAAGGAACAGGCTTAAAGCCATTACTTCTCTACACCATAGATACAGACCAGTATAAAAATGCAATTGCAGCACGTTTGGCCAAACCACTTGGTTCGGTTGGTTCGTGGATGGTAAACAAAGATATAGATGCAGAGTATGCAGATTCAATGATTAGTGAAGAAAAAGTGTTCGCACAGAAAAATGGGCGAATGATTGAAACATGGGTACCTAAAAGTTCACATCCGAATAACCATTTGTGGGATACAGAGGTCTACAGCTTTTGTATGGCTGACATTATGAACGTTCGGTACCTGACAGAGGACGAATTAACGGCCCCTAAACCACAAGAAAAACTAAAAGACGAAAAAGAAAAAGAAGAACCGTTCAGCCTACCTGATTATGAGCTGCCGGACTACTAAGGAGGTAAATCATGAGCAAAACCTTACAGCAAAAGCTTAACGAAGTAGATGATGCCATTTCCGCAATCATGACGGGCGGTCAGGAAGTACGGTCAAGAACCGGCTCAGTAACGATGGCAGATTTATCAGTGCTAAGAAAAGAAAGAGCACAGCTTCAGCAGGAGATTGAGCGTCAAAGTAGCGGAGGCGGCGGCCTAGTCGCCTGCGTATTTGATGGGAGAGATTAGCGATGAACTTTTTAGATAGAGCAATAAGCTTCTTCTCGCCGTCATGGGGCTACAAGAGAGAAGCATGGAGAAGGGCTTTAGGTACTGGCGGTTATGACGGTGCCAGATTTGGAAGAAATAATTCAACGTGGCATCCCTTAGATGGTACAGGTGAAATGGTTAATCGTGGAGCTAGGAAAATGCTCCGTACTAGAGCGAGAGACCTAGAAAGAAATTCTGACGTAACCGGTGCAATCATTAATGCTCTTGAAAGAAATGTTGTTGGCCATGGCTTTAACTTTCAAGCCGAAACCGAGGACGAAAAATTCAATGACCTTATTGAGCAGTTGTGGAAAGAATGGCAAAAGCCTAGAAATTGCGATGTGACAGGGCAGCAATCTTTTAGAGAAATCCTAAAAATGGCTGTAGACAGAATTGTCGTTGATGGTGGGATTATAATCGTCAAAACTTATACAGGGAATCCTCGCTTTCCGCTCCAGCTACAGTGCAGAGATATAGACGACCTCAATGCTATGGGAATGATTAAAAATCCGGATACAGGTAATTTGATTTGTGATGGGATTGAGCTTGATAAATACAATAAGCCGGTTGCCTATTACCTGACATCGACTAATGCTAATGGAATGATTAATCCTAAGCCGGTAAGAGTGGAAGCCCAGAGAATTATCTACCTGTGGAAAAAGAAACGACCTAGCGAGTACAGGGAAATCAGCGGTCTATCTCGCATCATGGACAGAATCCATGACCTTTACGATTACATGAAATCCGTTGGCTTTATGCAAAAGATACTTGCTAGTATCTGCGTTTTTATAAAACGGACTCTTCCGGATGTTATGCCGAGCATTGGTAGAAACCCTCAGCAGAAAACTCCCGATGGAACGCCAACGCAGAGAATTAGGCCGGGAGAAATGTTCAGCTTAGCACCGGGTGAAGATGTATCAACGCTGGTACCTAGCGGACAGGCAGCAGAAGCGGCGGCCTACTGTACGCATCAAGAAAGAATGGCGGCGGCTTCCTGCGGTTTATCACTAGAAGCTACAGCTAGAGATGTTAGCCAAGTAAATTATTCTAGTGCTCGCCAGAATCTTTTGGCTGACGATGCTACTTATAGCGATTGGCAGATGTACTTAATTGAACACTGCCTAGATGAAGTGCTGTCAGAATTTGTTATTAGCTGCTGGCTTGCTGGAACAATTCTTCCGAAAGTTACTAGCATCAATGAATTAAAAGATAAGTACATGATTTACAAATTTATTCCTCAAGGCATGCCTTGGATAGACCCTGTTAAAGAAGCGACAGGAAATAAAATCCTGATGGAAACCGGACAGACGACCTTAAGAGATATCTGCTCTAAATCCGGAAAAGACTGGAAAGAAGTACTAAGGCAGTTAGCCGCAGAGAAAAAAATGAAAGAAGAACTAGGAATATTGGAGGTGGTAAGCAATGGACAAAAAAACGTTTCAAACTAAGGACTTGTCAGTTCCGGGCAAAAGAGAATCAGCCCTTTCCGCTGACATGTTCAACAAGGAAAAGAGAACCCTTACTCTCTCCTTCGCATCTGAGACACCTTACGATAGGTGGAGGGATGGAGAGATGGAGATCCTCAAAGTCACTTCCGAAGCTATGGACACGAGCCGATTCCAGCAAGGAGTGATGCCGGTCCTCTTCAATCATGACAGGGACCACGTAATCGCAAGAGTAGATAACCTGTACATCAAGGACGGTAAAGCCTATGCAGACATTACTTTTGATTCTGACGATGAGAGTGCCACCATAATGGCCAAGGTTGAGAGCGGTTCCCTGCGTGGCGTATCAGTTGGATATTTCCCTAAGCTCTGGGAGACCATTCCACAGGGAGAAGTAAATGCTGATGGAATTAAAGGACCGGCTATCGTAGTTACCAAATGGGAAGTCTTAGAATTTTCTATTGTTAGTATTCCTGCGGACCCAACTGTAGCAGCAGGAAGGGATTTAGAAACCAAGGAAGATAAACCTGTATCTACGGCCAACGAGCCGCAAGATAAAAAACAAAAAAAGGAGACTGAAAAAATGAACGAAAAAGAATTAATGGAAAAGCAGCAAGCTGAAACAGCTGCTCGCGAAGAAAAGGCTCGTATGGCTGAACGTGCCCGCTGCACTGATATTACTGCTCTGTGCAGAGAGACCGGCATTGCCGATGAACAAATGAAGAAATTCATTGACGATGGCACTTCTATGGCTGATGTTCGCACAGCCGTACTATCAGAAATGATTGCAAAGAATAAGGCCACTGCAATTGTTAAGGCTACTGTGACCGAGGATGAAGACGACAAGATTCGTGCAGCTGTGTCTGATGGTATCTTGCTGAGAGCCGGCTTAAGACCTAAGACTTTGGCTGAAGGTGCTGACAACTTTCGTAACATGCGCATGAAGGAAGTAGCTATCATGTGCTTGGAAAGAGCCGGAGAAAAGAACGCTCGTTACATGGGCGAAGGAGAACTCTTGAAGAGAGCTTTGACCACCACCGGAGCTTTCAGTGCTATCTTGGACAGCACAGCTAACAAAGCTCTGTCCGGTAAGTATCTGGAATCTGGAGCAACGTACCAAGACTGGGTACAATACGGGTCCTTACATGACTTCAAGGCAGCTAAGATTTATAAATTGAGTGCCGCAAGCGTTCCTACCAAGATTCCTGAAGGCGGCGAATTCAAATTCCAAGAGCTCAGCACTGACGGTACCAACGTGCAGCTGGAGACCGAAGGCACCGGCTTTACTTACACCCGTCAGATGTTAATCAACGACGACTTAGACCTTTTGGCCAAAGTTCCTCAAATGATTATCGCAGGCTTCGAGCGTAAGAAGAACCTCTTGGCATATTCTGCTTTAACAGGCATTACCTACAGCTCTGCAAACAAAAATTTAGCTACTGCCGCAGCTCTTACTACCGCATCCTTAACCGCAATGCGTAAATTGATGCGTAAACAGAAAGATTTCTCCGGCAAAGCTACTTTGAATATCGTACCTGGTTACTTGCTGGTTCCTACCGGATTGGAGACCACAGCTTATCAACTGATGGCTTCCTCTTCCGACCCCAGCTCCAATAATGCTGGTGTGGCTAACGCCTTCAAATCTTCCTTGCAGGTGGTAGTAGACCCAGCTTTGGATGATAACAGCGAGACTGCTTACTACATGGTAGCTAGACCCGGATATGTTGACACCATCCAAGTATCTTATTTGAATGGACAATCCAATGTAATCATTGATTCCGGTATGGACCCTGATGCACTTGGCTGGAAGTTCCGTTTCTATCATGACTTTGATGTTCGTGCTTTAGACATCAAGGGCTTCGTCAAGAATGCCGGCGTTTAATTAATAACTATAAAAAGGAGTGATATAAAAATGTTTGTACAAGATGGAAAAAACTTAGAGTACCCCTGCACAGCAGCTGTGGCTCGTGAAGACGTTTTGAAAGTTAATGATACCTTTGGCATCGCAGCTACTGATGGTGCTATTGGCGATGTAATCACCGTATATACCGAAGGAGTATTCACCTTGGCAGCAGATAGCACTGCAGCAATTACACAAGGTTCCACCGTATATTGGGATGCCACCAACAAAAAAGTTTTAGCAGCACAAACTGCTTCTGAACCTGCAATTGGTAAAGCATGGGCAGCTAAGGTTGCTGATGGCACGACCGTTGATGTCAAAATCAACGCTTAGTTAATTCAACAAAATTAGGGAGCTCGTAAAGCTCCCTTTTTTGGGAAGAGAGGAGGAAAGGTATGAGCAGGATAGATGTTATCAAAGGCAGAATCCAGACGGCAACGAAAGAAATCCTCGGAGAAGAAATCTCCTATAATGGCATAACAATTCTTGCAGTACCGGAAATTGGTGCAACCTTAGATACCAATGTAGGACTGAGCCTTGCTGATATGGCTGACACAGCTCTTTTTACAATCGGTGAAAATGATGTGCCTTCGCCAACTCCTGGCGATCAGATTATTTATAAAACTAAAATGTATGAAGTTCAGCGTACTCAGTTAAGCGATAGTATGGGCGGACTGTATCTTGTTGAGTGACTTTCCAAATCCCGCCTTTCCGGGAGGTCAAGATAATGGCCAACTCAAATATGAGCATATCTGTGCATGACGAAATATCGCCATTCGTACAGTACATGCTGACCGATTCCAATTGGCTTCGCAAAGCCGGAAAAAGCCTAGGCTGGTTCGTGCAGAAACAGACAAAAGGCGCAATTCAAAAAGGTGGCCCGACAGGAACAACCTGGCAGGAAAAATCACCTAATACTTTGCGGAAAAAATTATCATGGCTAGGCAAAGAGTACCGCGGCTCTCCAAGCAGGAAATGGTTTGGAAAAATGAACCAGGCAGTCGCCTATAAATATTCCGAAGGTACTGTAAAAATTGGCTGGGCAAGCAAAGCCGCTAAAATGCGTGGCGATGTCCTTGAGAAGGGGCAAACACAAACCGCTACGGCCCGTATGAAACGTTTTTTTGCTGGCGCCGCTAAAGTTATACCTAGCGAGATTAATCTACCGCCTAGGCCGCTATGGGAGCCTGAATTTGCTGTTGTTCGACCACATATCGTTGAGTACATTGACAAAAAAATGCACGAATACGTAGAAAAAGGAACGGACTTTGGCAAGGTCAATAGCCGGCGCAGAAAGTACGAGGTTTACTAATGGCTATACAACAAATAGGTATCAGTGACTGGATTTTAAAACTCGGTTCGCTGTTAAAAAATAACGTGGCGATACGAAAATTTACAGCAGAAAATTTCCCGGACAAGCAATTGATGGTTGTTGCCGGTGACATCCTTCCGGACGAAGAGCCTGTTGAAGAAGATTGCCCGTTCATATTGATTTACGGAGCAACGAAAAAGGAAGGCTTAAATGCCGGAGTGTGCGAATACAAATGCAACTTAGGAATTGGCATATCAACCGACAAAGGTAATTTCTTGAGTGATGACGGGATTGTCATGCACAACGCTTATGATTTAATGAGCAAGCTGATGCTGATAATACAACGGGAGCTAAATGATTACCGACCTATGTCAGCTGTAGACGCTCAAGTTGGTGGAGCTCTTAATCCGGGCGGCACCTACTGGGCAGGAGACATGACAATTATATGGGAAATTGAACAAACGTTGGGCCTTGGTAAGGCCCAGGAATTTTAGCAAAGGAGTGATTAAAAAATGACACAAGCAAAAGGTATTTATTCTAAAACGCTAATGGCTTTTGAGACTGCTGACGGTGTGGACCCTGCTGATGTTGCTACTTCAGCAATCCTGATACCGTTCACAAAAAACAGCCTACTAGCAACCCAAAATTCTACAGATTCATCAATTTTAAGAGGTCGCAGAGACCCAGCAGAGCCAATTCCCGGTAACATAACAGTTGATGGAGATATCCCTACAGCTGTAGATTCAACTGTGACCGGGTATTTACTAAAGGGTGCTTTTGGAAATCCAACTACAACAGAAAACGCTGCAGACAGTACTTATACACATGTGTATAAACCGGGGAACACGCAACCGTCTTTAATGATTGAAAAAGGTTTCCCGGATATTGGGACTTACCACAAGTACAATGGCTGCAAGGTTTCCAAAATTGATTGGAGCGTTGGTGGCGATGGTGAGCTTCTTGCAACCTATTCCTTTATGGGAGAGAAGGAAACCATTGGAACCGCTTCTGTGGGTACTACACCAAAAGAACCAGTGCTGGATAAATTTACACAATTTGATGCTGCTTTGGAACTCGGCGGTAACACCATGGCCATAGCTACAGCATTAACTCTTAGTCTTGATATGGGTCTAGACGGTGAGACGCAAACCATTGGCAGCAAAGGATTTAGAACCAGTGTGAACGAGGGATTAATCAAAATTAGTGGTAAGCTCACCGCGTTTTTTACAAGCTCTGAGTACATAAAATTAGCTGCAGATAATACCACGACTAGCATGATATTAACTATTACTAACGGTAAAAAAGTATTCTCTATTTATCTGCCAGAAATTAGATTCACCCGCAATTCTCCAGCGGTTGACGGTGCTGCCGGAATTAAGCAAGAACTTAACTTCAATGCTTTTTACAAAGAGAACACCGAGAAGGCGGCTATCGTTCTCAGCTTGA